ATGAAACCATTATATCGCGAAAAATTTTTAAATGTACTATCAGAAGATCTAGATCCGGTTGTGAATTTACCGGAAGAAGATGAAGAGCAAGCGGTTGCTGACACACTGGACGACACTGAAACGTCAAACCAAATACAAATACCAGACAATCCAGAGATTGCATTGAGAAAACAACAAAGTGAGAGAACAATACAAACACTTTCGACATGGATTGGTGAAGTTGAGAATTTCATTGATTATTTAAACGGTACAGAAGAAGGGTCCATCAACTATACATTGAACTCATCTGATTGCGATAGCTTGTTGACAGACGTTCAGCGTAGTGAAAGTAAAAAGATATCTAGACTGGCTCAAGATCTATCTAGTCTAGGAGAAGCACTAAAGCAATATTTGTTGTTGGCGAGACGTAAAGAGTCTGGTGCGGATTCTATCTAATCTGTTTAAGCTTGACAATACCCTGCAGACCACAATATGTGTTCTTCTGTATAAATTCTGAGCCAAGCTGATCTATTTTAAATTTGACACACACGTCATTTATATCCTTGAATTGTTTGCCTAAATCTCTGGGCCATAGGAAGACACAAGCTCCTTGATTTAATAGTATCTCGCTTTTCATTCTGCTAGCAGAATCTTGCCATTGGCTATCCAACACCCAAGTTGGTTGCATCAAGAACAATCTCTCGATTTGTTTCTGTTGAGTAGCAGAAAACAATTGCTGACTACGTTCCTGTATGCCTGCAACAGCAACAGAATTTTTTATGAAAAATGAATCTATAGGACCTTCAGTGATGTACAATTGATCAGCATTAGGTTCAATGTTGTTGTAGTTAAATAAAGTCTTCTCGCTATTTTGCTTGGAAAGGTATTTCGGTTTATCATCTGTGTTCAGTAGTTTTCTTGTCTGGTAAAAACTACATTTACCGTCTTTATCGTAAAATGGTATCACTAATCGGTTTTTGTGCACATAATCCGTCAATGTGACATATAATGATTTAGGTTTGTTTGCAGCTGTATTCAATCGTCTTGAAACTATAGTTGAGCAAGCTTGTCTCACTACAGGGTCACTCGCGTAATATGATAGTTGTGACTTGTCAAACAAGTTTATACTGTCTTTGGGCAAGTCGTCTGTGTTTACTCTTACAGGTTGCTCGTTGATATGCACACCATATTCATAATCTCCAGTTTCTATTTGTTTGGCCAGCTCCGAAAAGTTTATTTTTTCGATCTCCATCACCCATTTTACCGGTGCACCATACCATCCGCAATTATGACAACATATCACACTGTTTTTAGGTATGTAATAACACCTTCTCTTGCGATTCCAACTGTTACCTTCTCTACACACAGGGCAACCGCCCATATAAGTGTTTGTGGATCTTACAAATTTTGGATAACCAGCGTGCTGATAAAACTTTTGAATGATGTACTCTTCAGGTATTACCATTCATCTATTATACAGTATATTTTACTGTAACTCTACTTTTTTGGTTCGACCTTGACAACACCCTTTTGTACAAACATACCAGAATCAGGACAATACCAATACGCTTCAGTGTATATCTTGTTATTTGATTCACGTGTGCGTATCTGTGGTCGTATCGGACTGCCGGTTACTGGCGAAGGGATTATTTTTGGTTGAACATATGGTATATCATTCATACCATTATTTATTGAGTTGTAGCTTATTTACAATGCTTTCCAGTGTAGCTGGTGTGTCCTGTCCAAATGCATTTTTCCACACACCGATACTTTTAAGTGGAGTGGTGATTTTTCTGTCCTGGCATAACTGTACAAATTTATCGAAATCCGGTTTTTGGTCACTCAACTTGTCGTATTGCTCTTGATACAGCTCTACATCTCCTGGATGATGTTCCAATCCTTTGTTCAGGTCTATCATCTCTAGATTGTGTTTGTATGGTTTCAATCTGTCCTCACCTAATTTTTGTAGTAGTGATTGATCATCAGGACATTCATTCAATAGTTTTATTGCAGTTTTAGGTCCACATCGATCTATACCTGGTAAATTGTCAGATTTATCACCCACCATCGATTTGTATCGGAGAAATTGATCCATACTCACCCCAACAACATCTTCAAAATTTTCATGATCGATTATAACATCCTTTATTGGACTATACACTGTTGTTGTTTCATCCACAAGTTGCAACATGTCTTGGTCTACACTCACAATAACAGTTTGCTCGGATTGATTCTTAGCCAACCAGCTTATCACATCATCTGCCTCGAGTATACCTGGGTACATGTTTTTAACTCCTAGTGCATTCAACAAATCAGTTGTCGCATCTTCATGGCTGAACACTTTAGTGTTCTTCTCAACATCTCTATTACCCTTGTAGTCAGATTGCTTTGCTAATCTTCGATAGTTTTTCACACCACGTATCAAACGCTTATCCCACACTGAGTATACATTGTTGCATGTGAACATGTCAACATACTTTTTAACACTCGTCAGAAATATATATGACGGGTTGAGGTTTGATCTCGCGTTCTCAGTTATCCATACCGCTCGATGTAAAAGATTGCTTGAGTCGATTAATATTGTTTTTACTTTTTGCTTCATTATATTGGGCACAACAGATTTCATATACATTATGTGGTAGTTTTTCGACAACGGCAACTATTTTACTCTTCAAACCAGTTTCAAATGTTTCACGTTCTATAGATATTGTGTCTATCTCCGGTAGAACTAAAAAATTGTAATGCTTTTCGTCAGTTGATATATACACATAGAAATGGCCCTTGTGTGTGCCATGATTCACAGCGAAAATTTTACGATGGTATTTATCCTTGTTGAGTAAACCTTTGAATTTGTTGATCATTTCTCGTTGTAGCCATTTTTGCTATGCATCTCTTGAGACTGGTTTTGGTTTCCGGTAATTTTAAATTGATATTTGTTATTTTAAAGTCGCTCAACACGCAGTTTGATCTTTTTGCTACAGTGGACTTATACAATGTGTCTAAATTAATATTCTTCCAGTTGTTGTTCACCAAACCGTATTGTTTCATCAGCTCGATAATTTCTGAGGTTAGTACTGGTTGAGGATTAACAACATTGTAGATTCCATATTTATGTTGCATGGTTCCATCCAATAAATCAGACAGAAAATACAAAATATACCCACACAAATCCTCTACATTTGTCAATGAATTCTTCTCATCTATTATGTTGTCATACTTTAGTAGTTTGGTTATTATGTTTCGCTCCGACCATGTGCTACAAAAAGGCATTCTGATCCTGAATGTATACACTGGTAAGTTACGCATCATCAATTCACAGGCATGTTTGGTTTTGCTGTACCAACTACTGTCCGGGGAAGATAATCCAAAGTTAGGTTCATCCTCTTCAGTGTAATCTTTCTCGTAACCATCGTATATACATCCACTAGAAATATGTATCATAGGTGTCACAGTATCCTTGCAGACCTTCTGTATATTCACCGGTACGGTTACATTATAATACCAGGTATTATGTTTATCAGCTTCACATGCGTCAACGTTGGGTCTCCCGGTGTATCCACATGTGTTGATCACAAGCTTGATATCTGTTTTGGTTATATAGTTGTACAAGCACTGTCTGTTGGTGTAATCAAGCTCTTGCTTGTTCACATGTACAATTTCATAACAACTGTTCAGACAATTCGATAACGCGGTTCCAATGTAACCTTTACCTAATATCAATATTTTCATTATATAATTGGAGGCCCGGCAGGTGGTGTAGGATCTTGATATTTCATCATAAAACGCTGTATAGATGCACCTAGAGAATCACTATCTTTTTGAGTCTTGGCATTCACAAGCGTGACAGGGTCTCCATCTATTGTGTATCCCAGCAGTAGAAAGCAACCCAGGTGTTCTTCTATATACGAATTGATGTTTGTCATCTGTTTGTGGCTAGCTTTTTTCTTTTTTGCAGCTTCAACTAAATTCAACCGGAATGCCGCCTCGATTTTTTTCTCTATCTCCTCGTCTAGTTCTTCTTCCTTGGATTTTTTTCTACTTGATTTACGAGAAGATTTACGTTTGGGTTGCTTGTCATCATTCTGTGTCATATACATGTATACTTACGTTTTCTTGACATACAATTCAGTCTCTGGAAGTATACCTTTACGTGTGAACATGTTTATTAAAACTTCCATACTACTTGTTTTGATAGTCAAGTTTTTTTGAAATCTTAAACCTCCATCATACAGCTCAAATTCAGGCGTATCATTCAACTCCTGTCGGTTCACAAGGCATGTGATGAATAAGGACTCCACTCCCGGGTTTAACATGACTGTCCATTTGCGTGGATCCTCAGTTGAGTATGCTTTCATCAAATCCCATATGACATATCCATTATCTTTCAATCTCTTCTTGAAATATGATAGAGTGTGTATTTTGTTTTTCATTATAATATATTATCCCACATAACCTGAAGATACAATGGATATGTTGGTATCATTACATATCAATTGAAATAAAAACACATTTAATTTGGTGTTTATGTGTACTTTCAGTTCTGTGAAGCGTATGGAGCTAATAATACGTATTGTTTCAAAACCGATAGGTAATTCTCTTTCCAGGTCATCACCCTTGACATTAGTTGAAATCAACTGCGTGAAACTGTCCACGTTGTGTCTCTGTCTGTCGGTTAGAGTTGCAAACACTTGACCATTTTCTGTATAGAAATATATCTTATCAGTATCGGTTGTGAAAGTACTGCCTTTGACCAGTTGATTAACAGTTTGTTGATCAACACTGAATACCGTGTTGAACTCAATTTGCTTTATTTTCGATATGTCAACAGATGGTGGATCTATGATACCATCCTCCAGTAAATGATATTTGAAACCGACAGAAGCTGATCGATGCTCAATATTATTATTATTGAACGATAACTCAACTTGATCTTCCTGTATACACGCTAGGACCTTGATCAATTTGTTTATGTCTGGTATGTTCAGAAATAATGTTTCCGGTACATCGTTTGACTGGCTGTATACACAATGTACTATCAATGTACCATCTGCACTCGAACTAGTTGAAACAAACTCCTTTTCTCTTACCTTGATTACTGTATTCTCTGTCAGTTTTCCAATGGGTGACAGAAAGCTGTTTATAAAATCAGCCTTGTTGTTTAACTTTAGTGTTGTCATTTAGTTTAAGTGTAATACTTTTTGTCTGTTTGGACAACTCTGTAGATAGTAGCTCGATGATTTGTACTGGATCTGAAAAAGTACCTTTTATTTTTGGTGTATTTATTGTGTAATTGATACCGCGTTTGAACTTCAAGGGTAGTTTGTATGTCTCTACAATTTTTTCCAACCTCTCCAGTCGCTTGTATACACTTTCATCAACAGGATTAACACTCACTGGTTGTTGTACAGGTACCGAGTGTGGTGGTACCTGTACTGGTGTTTGTGGTGTTACCATCTGCGGTTGAGGTGCAGGGGCTTGAACGGGTGAAGTACCCATTATTTGTTGATACGCTTGCTTTGGATCAATTTTCTTAGCCTTCAGGCTAGTGCTACCTCCAACATTTTGCTTGTCTATCTCACTTAACGATCCAGCTAAATGTCCTAGCAAACTCGCAACACCAACTTTAGCGTTTTCAGATATAGGACTACCGGATTCATGATTTCTACCATCATAAGGGTTAGGTCCTTTATCAGCTTGTGGTTCTGTATCATTCGGTTCAGACATCATCCAGACCGGCTAACAGTTCTTGCACTTTGTCATCCTCTAACTCTTCATCAGTTTCAGTAGACGCTGTAGTTTCTGTTTTTGTATCGAAGTTCATAGGCACATCTTCATCCAGTTCCGGGTCTTTCTGCACCACGGTCTCAGATAATGTATCCTGTGAACCAGGTTCAATACAATGCAAGTGTTCATCAAGCATGGCTTTGAGTTCATCATAGGTTTTCACTCGGAAAACATCATCAAGCTTGTAACACGCATCATATATCTCTTTAATTCTGTTGTCATCCAATCCAGGAATTGCTGTTGGTACTAGAAATTTACTTGAAACGTATGTAGGGTAATCTCCTTGCTTCTCACATCTAACCCTGAATGTACAACCTTTGTCAGACAAATCGAAAATCCTCTCACCAAATTGATCTGCATCCTCCCCGGAGATACCTTCCATAATGATCTTGTGCAACTGCTTTCCAAATCTCAAGATTTTGACCGTATCGTTATTTTCTGGCTCATCTGGATCATTCACAACATATGCGTTAACCAACCAGTTCTCTCGACGATACACCGCTTCTGATTTCTTTTTATCTTCTGCAGAGCCACCTCTATACACTTTCATTCTATATTCTGCAATCGGATCCCTATCGCCAAATGTCGTTGGACTCACTGCATTCACGTATTGTCCGGTGGAAAAGCTTGTCCAACCATGGCTATAATAATGAAAAAATGTCTTGCTTGGATCCTCAATATTTGGTAGTAATCGTACTTCATATGAATTACCAGGCTTGGTTCTTAATATATCTGCAGCTTTGTTCGAACTGCCTTCGTTAGTTAGTGCATCTTTGATGCTTGCGAACATGGATTTTGTAAACGTACTCATTTGTTAATTTTGTTTCTTTGTTTTATTATAATGTATTGTTTTGTTTTAGTCAACTTGTTTTTTATATAGTGATTTTTTGAATTGCTCTTTGGTTAGTTTCGTAAATTTAGTCTTGTGTAATCTGTAGCAGTTAAACGCTTTCATCTGTGTATAAAACTTCAAGTCATATTGCACTTCAGTCTCTGGATACACACTATATGGTGATTTGAACCATTCATCAATATTAATATTATCGTATCTCATGAACATTTTTGCAAGTTTTTTTATCGACATATAGTCAATTTGTTCTTCTGCATTTTTCCATGTCTTTCTCAACTTGAAAGGTTTGCCTTGACTAGACCTCGTGACAGCTAACCATGCGTTGTATATTGTTTTTTCGAAATCTGTCATCTCAACTCCAACTGTTCATTTTCATTCAAAAAATTACGAATGTATTTTGATTTGTATAATGTTGGGTCATGATCGAGAAAGTATTTTAGCACCTCGTAATCCGTGTCAAGGTCACTCAACATTTTGAATGTGTCTCTCAGCGCCTTGTCTTTGAGTAACCACAAGAATATATTTGGTAAATTCATCTTTTTGTTTTTTATCACACACACAAACGAACAGAATGAAACAAACACTCTTATCGATTCTGATTCATACATTGTTGACACCGGGTCAACATTTGATATCGTGTCTTTTATGCTGCTGATCATTAACCTAACATTTTTGTTATTGACATCACCATATCTGTTATTTTACCACCAGCTGCGTATGGGTGACCTCCACCTTCAGCTATTTTTTTTGCAAGCGCACCGAGATCCACATCGATGTCTCGTTTTTTTGTCTTACGGAAGCTCACTCGTTTAGATTTCATGTTCAACACCATGCATATATCACAATCATATTTGTTTAGCACATGATGTGCAACTTCATTCAAGCATGTATCTGCTGTGACCCCACAAATGTATTTTTTCTCACCGTTTATCGGCACTTGACCTTCAAACACTTCTAGATTATCTAATACTCGCTTCACACGCTTGTTGTTCAAGTGTATCATGTTGAGATGCTCTTGTCGGAAGCCAGTGAAACCATTACCGAAGTCTCTAGCGAATTGTTGAGCCCGGTCACCAACATAGTTCCATACTATGACGTTCATGTTATATGAATCTCTCAGTTTCAATGTGTAACTATCATAATCATCAACTAACAAAATCAACATCTTTTGATTGTCATTCAGTTCAACATCCGGATACTTCTTTTTTAATAAACTGTACAACAATTTACAGCAGCTTGTATACTCTTGTAGGATTGTGGTGGCTTTTTTATAGTTGTCTTTGTTTTTTACATGTGTTTCGTGATGATCTATAATTGTAAAATTTTCATGATCCACTAGATCCATATTGCTCTGCGATACATCTAAATCGAAAATGTATATCTTATCGTAATCACGTGGATTGTTCTTTTTCAACCATCTTGTGAATGTGTTTCTGAAGTTAGATTGCGAGCATATTTCATGCTCAACATCTTTGAATCTCGTGTACCAATTGAACACGTGAAATGATCCCAATCCATCAAGATCACAATCTGTAAAAATAGCTATTTTTTTCATACAATTGTTAAAGAATATTTAACATGTATTTACTAAATATCAACTCCCTAGCATGTCTAACGAACTGAGTGTATCTGTCATGTCAATATTCTGCAATTGTTCAGATCCTTCTTTCAGCGTCAACGTGTCGTAGTTAATTTCCATTATCACACTACCATGATTTTCACCAAATCGATTTTTCATCACACCTAGCTTGAGCACACCCAAATCTATATCTTCTTCTTCTCGCCATATGCTGAAAATAGCATCGGCGGTAGCTGCCAACCCGTAACTCTCACCCACTGTATCCAATCCAGGATTTATCTCATTATATCCTTGTCTATTCAACTGTGTTGCTGTGATCACCGGGCAGCTGAAAACATAACTCAACGCACGTAACTCTTCTGTAGCATATTTTATACGCTCATAAGAGTTTGTACCTGTGTCACTTCTCAATAGATTCACATAATCTAAAACTATTGCATCTATCTCCACTCCACGATCAACTAACTTTTTAATGTAACCCTTCAAATGTTTGCATGTAATTGTACTAGGTGGAAACTCTTTAACAATAATTCTACTCTTCTTGTTTTTATTTTTATATTGTGATACACTATCCTCAATATCATCTGTTCGGTGATTCAAATCTCTTATGGGTATTTGTGTCAAGTTGGTTGTAATTCTTTTAGCGTACACAAGCTCACTCATCTCCAAACTAACTAGCAGTACACTCTTGCCTGTTTCTGCAATGTTCTTAGCAATGTTACCTAAAAATATACTTTTACCGATATTTGTCTCACCAGCAAACACATATATTGCTCGACCCTCCTCAAGAAAACCACCATCCAATTTCTTATCTAACCACTCCCAACCAGATGATATTGTACTGTCAATGGTCTTCAAATCGTTTATATGTTTGTCTATATCATCAAAATAATCCAACCCTAAATCTGTCGAAAGTGTTATACCACACGCCTTCTCAAATTTATTCAATATACTGCCTGTGTCTATATCTGCATTTGATGTTTGCTCCGCGACTTCAAGCAATGTGCTGTATACTGCCCGTTCTTTTAGAAATCTTTCAGTGTTCTCATACAATTCATCTTTGTTAAATTTTTTATCAAAATTCTCAAACAGTTTGATTACATTTCTATAATTTTTCTTGAGTGCCTCATCAATTAGATATCCTTTTATCTCTGTTAACGTCGGTGGAGTGCTGCGTTTGTTATAGAAGTCGATTACAATTCGTACTATTGCAGAAATGTCTTTATTGTTGAAGTATTTTTCGTCTAAATGATCAATTATGTTTGCTAGATAGGATTCATCTAACAACATGTTATAAGCCATTACTGACTCATAATAATCTGCATCCAATGTACTAGTTGTACTCACTTAAAAATTGGTTCTGTGATTGCTGATACAATTTATCATTAACGTCAAACAAACCCGGACTAGCGTGATTGACATATATTGGGTATGTGCCCATTTTCATTTTCTTTTTGTTTGCATCCAAGCAGGCGGCCATATCATAATGATGAAAAGTATAATTAGTGTTAAATTTCCACTTCACTTCTAGCGCTTTTCTGAGATTTACAGCCATAAACAACCCATCTAACACCAAACATCTCTCAGGCCAAGGACCAAAGCACGTTGTTGCTGTCTTGGAACTGTCATTGACTGGATGACTAACAGAACCAGAGGTGGTGCCTTTATGCGCCATCAAATGCCACAGGCATGGTTCTTTGATAGTAATGTTTTTAGCACCAGCCAATCCAGTTATGTCATACCCTAAACCCTGCATGGCTGTATACAATTTACCTTGTAATTTCAAATCATCAATATATACATCATCATGTACAAACAACACAATATCGTGATTCACGAGGTTGTCTGATGTGATGTATCTGTTGTATATCTCCGGTAAACCTTTGGTATTGTTTGCAGCAACAACCAGCTTGACGTCATCCTTCATCTGACTTAACGATTTGTATAACAATGTGTTTTTAGCCTCACCTTTTGTGCAGCTTACAATTAATATCTTCTTCATATTCATAGAAAAAATGGACTGTTGGTTTCAAATTCTCCACACTCTGCTAGACCTTCTCCTGTTACACAATACACAACACCTTCTTTCAATTCTGTATTTGCTACACCCGGGACTCGCGTGGAGCTAAAATTACCTCTTATTATGTCACCATACAACGTACTACCACTACGCACTAAATATGTATCACCGGTGAGTTTGCTCTGTATCCAACAACCGAATGTACCTTTCAGCATGTTACATACTGTTTCAATTGCTGTGAGCTCCATGGTCTTACCAGGCTCTTCTTCACCAAACTCATACATGAACGACAACAGTATGGGTATGATTGAACTATCCACTGGATTGTCATGCGGACCGATAAACTCTTCAATCAACTCTTGCGTGTTTTCCAACACACCATTGTGTGCAACATGATAATGCATGCTGTTGAATGGATGTGTAGTATACGGACTATACTTGCGTTGTTCGCTAGTTGGTGCTTGAGTGTGACCCATGAACATACTGTACTGATCTGTAAATGCATAATCACCTGTTATGTCTTCTAATCTCTTACGCTTTCTAATATACAACTCTTTCCTGTAACCAGGATTCACTGTAGTCTTGACATACAAACTACCATACGCAAAATTACCACGCACCTTGTTTACGTTGTAAAGCTTTTCATAATCACTAAAGTTCGAACTACCAAATATACCGCACATAAATTATTTTTGTCTCATAATTATAAGACATTTGTAGCAAAAGTTCAACTTTAATCACTCGATAATTTCAACACAACCATACTTTTCCCATGGGATGTCTCTCTTGTATGGTACCGGGTCGATATAACCGGCATCAATGAAACCTTGTATTCTAGAACTGCAGGCTGTACACTCACCACATGCTTGATCCTGACCTTCATAACATGTCCATGTTTTAGAGAAGTCCACTCCACATTCCACACCCAATTCTATTATGCTCTTTTTGCTCTTGGTTATCAGTGGCGCTACTATCTCAACAACATTGCGCCTGTTCAAAGCATTGACTTTGTTTATAGCTGTAAGAAACTCTTGAGAACCATCCCAAAAACCAGCTTGACTATCCACAAGAGCTGAACCATGATACACTTTTGTAGCATCAATCGATTCAGCATAAGCAGTACATATAGATAACATCATCATGTTTCGATTGGGAACATAATTGACTGTCTGTGGGTCTCCTAACACATCTCTAGCCTTGGCCACATCTATATCATCGTTAACCAAAGAGCTAGTAGTTACTATGTCTTTGAAGAAGGTGAGATCTATTTGCTTGTGTGTATCAGCCAGTAAATCACAACTTGTCAATGCACATGACATCTCTTTTCCGAAGTGCTTCTGACCATAGTTGTAACTCACTGCATGTACCTCATGTCCTTGTGACTTGACCCAATACAGTATCACGGTGGAATCAATACCACCACTAACCGGCACAACAACTCTACTCATGATCAATCAACACTGTAACTATATTGCTTTTTAAGCTTGTCTTCAAGTTTTGGTAATATATATTCTTCCCATAACTTCTCGTCATTCTTCCAGTTTTTATAATAACCTATTTTCTTGCCAGGTACTCCTTCTTTCTCTTCCGGTAAAGCAAATGTACTCCCGGTTTGGATTATCACACCATGATTTACAGCCATCTCTTTCAATCCGCTGTATTTGTCTAGACCTCTTTTGAAGTTCAAATATGCCTCACACTCTAAAAATGGTGGTACGAATCGATTCTTAACTGTTAGTGCTCTGAGCGTTGTACCACTAACTTTGTTAGCTTCTGGTAACAGCTCATCACTATCACCTCTGCTAGCGTCATGCTTTTCATCACGTTTAGCTAACTGCACCAACACGCTGGCTAGATACACCGGACCTTTTCCGCCACTTTGAGCCTTGACTAAAGTTGGGAACATGGCACTCGGGTCATCATACGTATGATTACTGAACATTATTGTAACACCGGCTTGCGCAGCCTTGAATGTCAGCAATCTCATCATGCTCTTCAACCCTTTGGCGCGTGTACCCATGTCCATTGCAGTTTTTCCCTTTTCAGCATCATCTATCTCCTTCTGACTCGCCAAATTACCAAGACTGTCTATACTTATAATGAACTTATCCCTCATTTTTGCCTCAATCACACCATCTAAAAAGGCTGAAATCTGATTACGACAATCCTCTACAGTTTGCACCGGTACATATTTAACTTGATCGTTATCCAGACCTACTCCTATGGTACTGCTCGCATCTATAGCGGCTTCTGTATCAAATATTACTGGCACCATTCCTTTCTTTTGTCCGTTTGCGAGGATTTTGTTGATAATGTATGTCTTACCAGCTGCACTAGGGCCACTGAAACCGGTTATTCTACCCATCGGAACACCACCATACAGACTACCAGAGATGATAGCGTTCAACACCATGCAACCAGTATCAACATAGTCACTGACAGTACTCAAGGCACTCTCTGACAAAAACTTAGCTTCAGGGTTGAGCTTTTCTAGCTTGTCAAAAACCTTTAGTGTCTCTTTATCTACAATTTTACTCATCAAACAGCTTGATCACTTCTGGTTCCGGAGCGCCTTCAACAGGTTTAGCGGCCTTTGCCACTGGCTGTGAAAATATGTTTTGATATTGTTTTATTATAGCAGCATCTAGTTCTAGATTGCTACTCATCACGACACTCTCATCTTTAAACTGCCAGATTGCCCCTTTTTCGCGAGTTTTTTCAGATACAAACTCTCTAAAAATGTATGGTAACAACTGAACGGAAATTTGACCGTTTTCTTGGCTCATCTGCACATTGACGACCGCTGGTTCTTTGATATGGTGTACATTGTCTTTTGTCTTGACATGTTCACCTACAATCACACGACCTACATGATCGATAAATGATATTATTTTCGTTTTACTCATAAGTTATATTATATATTATGTTGATTTGGTTTTCTACTTTTTTTACTGAAATAAATTCTCACGTAATACTTACGGACAATAGCGATGATTGTGAACACAACCCATAGCAACACGGAAGACTCCACAACCGATAGTTTGAATCTGAAAATGAACCACATTGCTAGCATGTTCAGTGGGAAATTTATAATGGTACCTATCACAGTGTCGCTAATTGCTTCGGTCCATGCTTTTCTGCTCTTAGATGTCATACTCCTAATAGGTCAAACAGGTCTGTCTGTACTTGTGCACTTGGTTTGCTCAGCTTCCATTTGACCGCTTCATAAAATCTATCTATTATACTGAATATAATCTTTTCAAACATTTTCTCGATGTCTGGATCGAACACTTTCT